CTGGAACACAAGATACCTGAAGGTAGACTGACTGCTCACCCTCAATGCTTCAGTGGTCACGATGACCTAAAGATAGATGACCCATGGCCTGTCCAATCGTACCGTCAATTTTATATCGTTGACAAACTAAGATTTGCTAGGTATAATAAGTGTCGTTCAATGCCAGATTGGTTGGGAGAATACAGTGTCAAAACGGTACAGAATATATAGAGCCTTCTATGAACTATCAGATACACTTAAATCATCTGAAGTTCCGGGAAGAAACTTTAGAAATAAAAATGTATATCACATTGAAACATACAGAAGTGATAAGTTAACTGGCTTCTTTACAAGAGAAACAAATAAAGAAGCAAAAGAATTTGCAAAAGAATGGATGGAGTTATAATGTCTGACGATGAAAGTAAAATTGTAAATCTGTTTTCTGTTGTCAAAGAAAGAGCAGAAAAAGAAATTGATACGAGTGTAGAAGATGCATTCACAAGAGCATTAGAACAAGACATTCGTGATGTCATGATCATTGGTTGGACAAAGACTGGTGAACTATTCATGAGCCTTGCAGTTAATGATGCACCTGATATGATCTTCATGCTTGAACTTGTCAAGAAGGAGATACTAGATGCAGCACGAGGGTAAGATTTATTTTGAAACCAGTGATAAGGTATCAGTGATAGAAGGTATCGAAGACATTCGTGACTTCATGGAAGAACGTGCAGAACTAGCAAAGGCTATGGGCTATGAAGCCAAGATCAGAGACGGTATGTTATATATCTTTGACGAAGGTGAATTATACGGTACATATTTCCAACACAGACACATGAATTAGGAGATTATAAATGGAACTTAATGACTATCAAAAACTCGCAATGAAGACTGCTATTTTCCCAGAGCGTGATGGCTATGCATACACTGCTCTTGGTCTTGCAGGTGAGGCAGGTGAGATTGCAAACAAGGTTAAGAAGTTCATTCGTGATGGCTATGATGTAGAAGAATTACCTGATAAAATCAATGACTTACGTGATGAACTTGGTGATGTGTTGTGGTACGTTGCAGCCATGGCTCAAGTGTTGGACACAACATTGGAGAAAGTTGCAAAGAGTAATATCCATAAGCTGGCTGAACGTCAGGTAAAAGGTACGCTTACAGGATCAGGAGATAAGAGGTAATGATGACTGACCGTAGACCGTCAGATGTAGAGGTCAGACGTGAAGCATGTGATTGTGGATCGTCTGATGGGAGAGTTGTGTTTCAAGATGGACACAAGCATTGTTTCGTATGTGATAAACATTGGAAGGCAAACAATATGGAATCAACAGCACAACAACAGGTGATACCAGTTCAGAAGAACTATGTACCTGTCACTGACAAGGGTGTGTTTGCATCTCTAACAGATCGTAAGATCAAGAAAGAAACTTGTGAGTTCTTTGGCGTTAAGTCTACCATTGGTCAGGATGGAAAGGTTCTTGCACATCACTACCCATACTACGACAATGATAAAAGTCTTGTCGCAAACAAGACAAGAACTGTCGAGAACAAATCATTTCGTTGCGAAGGTAATGTATCTTCTGCGGCTCTGTTTGGTCAGAACAAATTCAATCAGGGTGGTAAGTACATCACAATCTGTGAAGGTGAAGTCGATGCCATGTCAGCCTATGAATTGCTTGGATCGAAGTGGCCTGTCGTATCTGTAAAGACTGGTGCGCAAGGTGCAGTTCGTGATGTCAAAGCACAGTATGAGTTTCTAAATTCATTTGAAACTATTGTTGTTTGCTTTGATAATGATGGTCCCGGAACTGAAGCTGCAAACAAGATTGCACAAATCTTTGAGCCTATGAAATGTAAGATCATGGACTTAAAACTCAAGGATGCTAACGAGTACTTGAAAGAAAACCAACGTGAAGAATTTACTCGTAGCTGGTGGGGTGCATCACCTTACACACCTGCAGGTATCATTCGTTTGTGTGACCACATTGATTCTTTGTTTGAAGAAGATGAGAATGAAACTGTATTGTATCCTTTCATGGGATTGAATGATAAACTATATGGTATGCGTACTGGTGAGTTGGTAACCATCACTGCTGGTACAGGTGCAGGTAAGACAAGCATGATGTATGAACTTGAATACCACATGCTCAAGAGTACTGATGCTAACATTGGTATTATTCACTTGGAAGAAAACAAGAAGCAGACTATGTTCCATCTGATGTCTATACCTGCCAATGACAGACTGTTTATTCGTGAGGAACGTAAGAAATATACAAGGGATCAGTTACAACCATTCATTGAAGACACTGTAAAGAACCCACGACTAATATCATTCAATCACTTTGGGTCTATTACAACTGACGAAATCCTTTCACGTGTACGTTACATGGTAAAGGCTATGGATTGTAAGTTCATTGTGATTGACCACCTATCAATCTTGGTATCTGGTTTGGACGATGGAGATGAACGCCGTAACATTGACATGCTCATGACAAAGCTACGTTCACTCGTTGAGGAAACACAGTGTGGTATGTTACTTGTATCACACCTACGCCGTGGCACTGGTGATCAGGGTACAGAACAGGGTAAGGAAATATCTTTATCTATGCTTCGTGGTTCACATAGCATTGCGCAGCTCTCTGATGCTGTTATAGGGCTTGAACGTGATCAACAGGCAGATGACCCCATCGCCGCCAACACAACCACTGTACGTGTCTTGAAGAACCGTTATGCTGGTGAGACTGGTGTAGCTACATACTTACTGTATGACAAACAGACAGGGCGTATGTCAGAAATCGACAGTCCTTTTGAATCTAAATCAAATGAACCAGACATGGGAGATTATCTATAATGTTACAGCCAATCAAGGGAGCAGTGAACATACCATTCTCAAAGCATAGGTATGAACTTGCAGATCAGTCAGCTAAAGATGTGATCATAGCTTACCTTATCAAGAATGGTCATACAATTACTGATAGTAAAGAAGATTTTTCTGTTGACATCAAGTCAGAAAAGAATTATAATTCGTACTTCAGTGAGGTTGAAGTTAAGTTTGCATGGAGTGGTGATTGGAATCCTAACTGGAAAGAGATACGTATACCTTATCGTAAACACAAGTTGATCAATAAGGTTAAGTCTCTTGGTAAGGATAATTCTTTCTTTAACTTTTACATTCTTCGTTCTGACCTGAAAGCTGCATGGCGTATTAAAGATGACATCGTTGCGGCATCAGAGGTGAAGGAAGCAAAAGGAAGATACATTAAAAAGGGTGAACACTTCTTCCACATCCCATATGAGAAAGCGATATTGATTGAACTATGAAACGTATAGCACTTGACATTGAGACAGATGATATTGATGCAAAGGTAGTACACTGTGTATGTGGTCAAGATGTAGATACAGGTGAGAGGTTTGAATGGTATGAAACCAAAAGTGGATATTCTGATTTACCTACTGTTCTCTCTCATTACGATATTATTGTTATGCACAATGGGGTATCCTTTGATGCTCCTGTCTTGAACAAACTTCTTGACGCTAACATACCTCTATCAAAGATTCGTGACACACTTATTATGTCACAGATTGCAGACCCCTCTTTAGAGAACGGTCATAGTCTTAAAGCATGGGGTCAAAGACTAGGTGAATATAAAATGGATTACTCTGACTTCTCACATTTTAATATGGAGATGTTAGAATATTGTAGGCAAGATGTTGAAGTAACCATTCGATTGTATAAACATCTCCTACCTAAACTACAAAAGTTCTCTGCTAAATCTGTCAAACTTGAGCATGACATACGTGCTATCATTGACAGACAAGAGAAGAATGGTTTTAGCCTTGATATACCAAAGGCTTCTATTCTTGTAGCTAAACTGTCAGAAGAAGCTGCGAACATTGAACAAGAGATGCAGGAAATATTCCCACCGATTGTTCATGAAAGATATTCGGAGAAGACTGGCAAAAGATTACAAGATAAAGTTGAGGTATTCAATCCTGGTTCTCGCCAACAGATTGCCTTTCGTCTGATGGAGAAGGGATGGAAACCTGACAAGCATACACCTACTGGACATCCTATTGTGGATGAAGGTACACTGAAGAACGTAGACATACCAGAGGCACAGAAGATTGCTAGATATCTACTACTTCAGAAACGTGTATCGCAAGTCAAATCATGGCTGGATGTAGTCCAAGATGACGGCAAAGTTCATGGGCGTGTGATGACCTTGAAAGCTATCTCTGGACGCATGGCGCATCACGGCCCTAACATGGCACAAATACCTGCCGTTTACTCTCCCTACGGTAAAGAGTGCAGAGAAGTGTGGAAGACTTCTTCACCTTCGTACAAACTGTTGGGTTGTGATGCGTCCTCTTTAGAGTTACGTTGTCTTGCACATTACATGAACGATCCTGACTTTACCAAAGAGGTAGTAGAAGGTGACATTCATACAGCTAACCAACGTAATGCTGGACTTGATAGCCGGGATCAGGCAAAGACATTCATCTATGCTCTGATCTATGGTGCCGGGCCAGCAAAGATTGGTTCCATTGTAGGGGGTGGAGCTAAAGAAGGTCAGGCAGTGATGGGTAAGTTCTTGTCAAACATGCCAGCACTTAAACGTCTTCGCAATGCTGTAGATAAAGCAGCACAAGAAGGATACATTAAAGGTCTTGACGGTAGGTTACTTATTGTCAGACAACAACACGCAGCAATGAACCTTTTATTACAAGGTGCAGGTGCTATCATTTGTAAGTCATGGCTACGTCAGATTATTCTTGGTGCAGAAAGAGCAAAGCTAGATTATAATCTGGTTGCTAGTATTCATGACGAATATCAGTTTGAAGTAAACACACAACAAGTAGAACAGTTTGGAAGGATAACTAAAGATGCCATGAAGCTAGTTGAAGCAGAGTTAAAAGTTAATTGCCCATTGGATAGTGAATTTAAAATAGGAAATAATTGGGCTGACACACATTAAGTGTTGACATTACTATTTAGTTGTGGCATAATATTCAAAATCAAGAAAGTGATAAACATATCACACAGTACAAGGAGAAGAAAGTATGAGTGTAATTTCTGGTAAAGCTTATTGGGCATCTATCATTAACCCTAACACTACATTTGAACCTGTATGGTCT